AAAGTCCGTTAGTGACCGTTGCAGCATTACCAGTAACACTAATTCCCCACGTACCAGAAGCCCCTGTACCAGTCGGAGAAGGTACATCAGTACCAATCACCAATCCCAGGTTTGTACGAGCCCCAGAAGCCGTTGTAGACCCTGTACCGCCGTTAGCAACAGCCACAGTACCAGTCACGTTAGCTGCATTACCGCTGATGTTTCCACTAACAATCGAACCAGAAATGGAAGTCAACCACGTAGGATTAGAATACGACCCGGTAGAATACAATCCATTCGTAACCGTAGCAGCATTACCTGTAATCGATATACCCCACGTACCGCTAGTGCCTGTGCCCGTCAAAGGAGCATAGGTGCTTGCAGCCGTAGCAGAGGTTAAATAACCGGCACTTGCGTGATTACCCCAACCGTAAGCCGTATCTGCCTTAGTTCCTTGAGCAGCCGTAGCATAATCCGTAGAAGCAGTCGTAGCCGCTGTCCCTAAACCTAGATTAGTACGCGCCGTAGATGCACTGGTTAAGTCTGAAAGATTACTAGCCTTCAGTAACGAAGAACTTAACGTAGCAGCAGCACTAGCAGCACTAGCGGCTGCATTAGACTCAGAGATTGCAGCATTACTGGCACTGGTGGAAGCACTAGAGGCACTAGAAGTTGCGCTAGAGGCACTAGAAGCTGCATTAGATGCACTCGTAGACGCATTAGATGCACTGGTGGACGCTGACGATGCACTAGAGCTGGCGCTAGAGGCACTAGCAGACGCTTCTGAAGCCTTTGTAGTGGCTGTGCTGGCACTAGAGCTAGCACTAGAGGCACTAGATGATGCGCTAGAGGCACTAGAGGCAGCGTTAGTCTCACTGGACAAGGCCGCAGCAGCCGAGGCAGCAGCAGCAGCCGCAGAAGCACTTCCTCCAGAAGCACTTGAAGCAGCAGAAGCAGCACTGGTGGCAGCGTTAGTGGCTGAGGTGGACGCAGAAGCAGCATAAGCAGCCGCTTCGTCAGTCTTCTGAATAATCAGTTCTGCTGCGTTTGCTGCATCATCAGTAGCATCTCCTGAGCCTCCAGGACCACGGTAGATTGCCATTTAGACTCCAAACAATTTGTTAGAGATTGTTGTATCCGGTACATACTTAGTCTGATACCAGGACTCCAACGGACCAGCAACATTGGCTGGAGTTGTTGGGAACAATCTGTTGTAATTCTGTTGCACTTGCTGGAAATAAGCAGCATCGTATGGATTCATACCGCTATACGTGCCTGTAAATGGTGTAGGAGCCTGAATTGATGGCATAGAAGAGCCCATCAGGCCTCCTAAGGCTCCAGCGCCTCCTGTAAGCCCTTTAGCAGCCGCTGTTAAAGCTCCAGCACCGCCAAACAACCCAGCTCCTAGTTTAAGAAGCTGATAAGCCTGCTGAGGAGTCAAGTTCTTAGTTGCTTCTTGTACTGTACCTGGTACAGTTACTGTAGTTCCAGTAGGGTTATCTGCTCCAGCAACTCCAGCACCTTCAGTAGCGGTAGTCTCTTCCATTCCGCTCAGATAGTTAGCGCCACCTGTGTACGTACCCGTAGGATTCTCTGCGCCTGCTACACCAGCACCCTCGGCTGCTGTAGTTTCTTCCATACCACTAAGATAGTTAGCACCGCCAATGTATGTTCCTGTAGGGTTCTCTGCGCCTGCTACTCCAGCTCCTTCAATGGCTGTAGTTTCTTCCATACCAGCAAGGAAAGGATTCTCTGGAGGAATAATAGACTCAATATCTTGGGTAGTATCAGCCAATGGCCCAGCATCAACAGAGAAATAATCAGGCTGAACAACTGAAGACTCTATTGCAGGCAAAGGAGTAGGTACAATATCAGGGGTTGGTATAGCTGCTCCAACTGTTACACCTTCAGGAACAACAGGTTCAAAAGCAGCAGCTATGTCTTCAATCGGAAGATTTCCACCGTATACGTCCTGAAGACCCGAGGTAGCAGCATTAAGATCCACTTCAGGAGTCATTACAGCATTGCCCAATGCACTCAATCCTTGATTAATTGCAACAGATTTTAGAACATCTCCAACATCTGCGCCTTGAGCAATAGAATTTATAGCTGAAAAAGCAGTACCTATCCCCGGTAAAGCAAAATTAGCAACTACTGGAAATAAAGTTGCTGCAAGCTGACTAAATCCAGTAGGACCTCCTGAACTACGAATATTAATTAAATTATTTATATTACCAGAAGGCAATACTTTATTATCTGATCCAATGTTTACATATATATCCGCTAATGTTCCTTCTGTGCCTCCATAAAGAGGAGGAAGAACAAAAGAACTATTGGGATCAAAAGTAACATTATTACCTCGGCCTTTAGAAGAAGTGCGATTAACTGCAATTCCTTTCGAAGCGTTTATATTGGCGGCATTATATCGTGTTTTTGGAAGCGTATAATTTTCTTCGCCAGGAAAGTGCAACTTTCCAGAGCCTACAACACCGTTTTTATCTGTAAAATCCGGAACAATATATGCTGTGCCGTTTTGTACAGCAGTTAATAAAGCAACAGTGTAATCGCTTAAAGCCATTTTACTCTTCTTTAGCTTTGGGTTTCTTCTTCGGCTCTTCCACTACTTCAATAACTTCTACCCACTCAGGATTATCACGGAAACTCTTGATGTCCCCCTCCTGCGTCACCACAGCGTATCGATTGGGATCATCATTATCAATCATCTTAAATGTAGCCATTGTGTTTCCTTTCTGAAAAGCCCCGTAGGGCTCTTTAAAAAGGACTCCATCCTTTTGAGATGGAGCCTTAGGGGTGCAAGCTTAAGTCTTTGTTATAATTAAGCCAGAACGATGATCGGCACGCAGGAGGTGTCGCGCAGCTCAGACACGCCATACAGCGTATCAGCGGTGAACAACGTACCCAGGAATTCCTGCTTGTACTGAGTCTGCGAACGGATACCCAGTTGCTCAACCAGAACAGCGAAGTCACGCTGGAACAGCAGAGCAACTTTGTCCGGGGTCGAAGCAGCAGTGGTATCGCAGTTCGTAGAAACGAACACTTTCACACCGTAGATATCGCCGAACTCACCGTTCATCAGGGTAGAACCCGTGCCTTTGAAGGCTTGCTCGGTGAAACGAGCGATACCCAGCATGCTGTTACGAGCAACCGGAGGAACAACCAGAGCACGACCATCCATAGGCACATCGCTGTCATCCAACGTCTGGATAGCCTTACGGATACCAGCATCAGCGATAGCAGCAGCGTTGGAAGTGCCATAGGTGTAAGCAGCGCCGGTAGAACCGATCAGACCGCCAGTGTACTGCTGGTTAGCAGCGTTACCGCCGTTAGCACCACGACCCAATCGGATCAGGCTGGTGTCAACTTGCTTAGCCAGGGCGTAGCCAGCATCTTCCGTGTAGAAACCGCGCAGGCTCGACAGAGCTTGAGCTTCCACGATGTCCTCGATCAAACGCGAGTATTCGTAGTGGTTGTTGATCGACACAGAGATGTCGCTATCGCTTTCAGCAATCAGCGTCACAGTGTTAGCAGCGGCCTTGGCAGAAGCAGAACCACGGGTGGGGCTAGGAATGTGAACGGTGTCACCTTTCTTGCCCTTGAAGTTCATCTTCTTAACCAGGTTAGCCATAACCAGGTTCTTCTTGTACGCAGCAACAATCTCATCACTCCATACTTCAGGAATAAAATTCGCTGCGCTGGTGGTGGTTACGGCATTTGCGCCGGAAAAGGTATTAGCCATTTTATAAAACTCCTAAAAATTGATTATCGAACACGCCCTTCGGCGTATGCTTTCATGATTTCTGGCTGAAGCTGTTCATAACGATCAGGATCAGTCATCTTTAGCCGGATTAGGTCAGCACGGCGATAGACTTTGGCTGAAGACTCTCCAGTACCTCCAGTGTCAACGGATGCAGCCTTGAGATTCTGTTTAAGAACCTGTTTGCCCACATCAGCGGTCTGCTTGGCTTTAACACCACGAATCTGCTTAAAAGTACTCAACAATTCATCGGCAGCTTGAAAATCGTATTGACTGTCTGCCATAGCAAACATATTCAAACGAATCGGAGAGGCTTTAACCCACTCCTGGAACTCACCATCCCCTACCACTTCTGCAAAATCAGGATGCTTCTGTTGAAGCAACTGCTGAGTCTGCATCTTCTTGAACTGTTGTGCAGCTTCACGAGCAGCGATAATGTCTGGATGAGTCTCAACTGCTTTTTGAACCGCTGTTTTCGGATCTTCAAAGAAGTCAATCTCTGTTTCTTGTTTAGCAACTGGTTGCTCTTTATTGAGGTTCTGCTGAATTAGCTGGTCTGCGAGCTTACGCATCTCCCCTACTTCTTGTGCCTGCCTTCCAATCAGCTTTTCAGCCTCTTGGTGCATCTTCACAATATCCTCCAGACTCTTGCCTGAGTATTTCTCAGGAATCTTGGGAACTTCAGGTTCAGGAGTTACCTCCTCTTGAATCTGCTTTTGCTCTTCAGCCTCGATCTCACTCGGCTTCTCAATTTCTTCGTCAATCAATGCCATACTTACCTCTCCTGCCGATAAACGGTTCTAGGAATATTTATAGAATGGAACGGACTAAAAGTCTTCTGTTCCGTTTTGTTTGCGCTCAACAGCTAATTTCTCAGCCCTCTTACGCTCCCATGCGTCATAAGCTGTGGGGAATTGACCTGTAATCCCTTCCAACTTAAACATGGGTGTTGAGATTATGCGTTTAGCATCTTGTGAGCAGATTGGGCAAGCCCTTACTCGGATACTATCGTCCACATAAGCCTCGGTTACGTGATAATCCTCACAGCAGAACTCAAACATTCGTTTCATGTTGGAGCTCCTCGTAAGCCTTCTCACATATCTCCTTGCGCTGGAGAACCAGATTAAGAATATCTAACTGTCCTTTACGGAAATAAAGATCTTGTGTGTCCGCGACAGTAGATAAATCGTTTAAACTAGCCTTCAATGCTTGGAAATCTTCCATCAACAATGACCACCCCTTGGTAGCCATCATCGAAAACATCTCTTCGTAATAAACTTGTAGTTCTTTGTCCATTAGGAGAACTTAGTAGTTAATAATAACGTTAATTTAACATAAAAGGACTACTTTGTCAAGCCTTTGTTGCTCTATTCATCATTTGTAGGGTCGCAATACGCTCATTTGAGGCAATATCAGCGGCTTTTAGGTTAACTTGCTTCTCTTTTAGCATCACGTCAGCCAGTTTTAGGCGCTTTTCAAAGTCTCCACCATTGTCCAGGTTCGTTGCCGCAGCCTGAATGATGTCAACCCGATGCTTTTCAGGCAACAATTGAGCCTCAATCATGGTCTTTTGGGCCTCTGCCTGCTCTTTAGTGGCCTTAGCACTCAATTCCTGGGTCTGAGCCTGTTTCAAGGCCATATCCATCTGCTGAGCCTGCATAGCAGCCTGCTGAGCCTCAGGATTAGGCTGGCTCATCTGGTCCAAAGCAGTCATAAGCTCACCTCGGTTGGACAGAGAACTGTTAGCCAGGATACCTTTCAGGATAATCGGTAGCACCGGAGTGTCAGGGCCAAGGGTTTGTAGCAGTCCGATGAGCTGTTGTTGCTCATATTCACGAGCCATAATCCCCAGATTACCAGTGGGAATGAAGTTCATGTCCACAGAAGGATAACGCTCAGGGTCAAACTGCATATAACGGAAAGCAGCTTTCTTGATGAACGGGATCAGGAAGTCTTCCTGGAAGTTGCTCAAGGTACGCTTGTACTTCTTGATAATTCCAGCCAACACCATGCTCATGCCACTAGCACCGGCATCCCGAGGAGCCTGAGTAGGCATACCAGAAGCGTCCACCGTACCTGTGGCCTGCAACAGCATACGCTCAAAGTTCTGAGCCGCAGCAGCGTTGGTTCCGTCAGTGCGCCCGAAATTGAACGGCATCAGGATCTCTGACGGTGCTCCATTGGTCAGAATAGCCTTACCAGGACGAACCTCGAACTTAGCACCACGAGGTAGTCTGGTAGCGTCCATAGCCACCATAGGGGCGGTGGTCAAGGCCATGGAGTCCAGCATGGAACGATACTGGCTATCAATAGCCTTCTGCATGTTGTAAGCCTTCTCAGCCGTACCACGACCCCAGACTCGACCGGGAACTGTATCGTCTTGATACAGCATCACAGGGCGATCCTTCATCATGTAAGGATTGGCTTCAGCCTTCAGGAGCTTGCCTCCGTTGACGATAACCACAAGGGCTTCCACCAACTCAGCGTAATCATCAGCCAAGGAGTCTTCAGGGAACAGGTCAGCAACCTCTTCTTCGTTCTCCAACTGCTCTAAGTACTCAC